CTCATCCATCATCTTGAGGAACTCTTGACAAATGAGCTTCTGAATAGTGCTGTATGTTCCTGAGTTGCCCTCACGCCATCCACCATAAGGTATTCTAATATCAATGCCTAGCACGGTGTTTATATCTACCAATGAGCCTTGCTCCCCATTACCACTAAAGATGTTCATCTCAGGAAGCTCATAGGATAGGTTGCTCTTAATATCCGTTGATGGAGAGATGGCTCTTATCCTTGTTGTTTCATTTTGTATCCCCTCGCCATTTGTTGTTCTTACATTGAGGTTCTCCATCTGCCATCCGTAGGAGTTATTGCTGTCTAGCGTGTGCGTTGCACCATTGGTATCAACAAACTCAACAAACTCCCAATCAAAAGCAACATCACCATCTGCTGGTACATTGGGCGTAGCTATTGCAGTATTTCCATATACATAGTGATCTGCATCAAACTCATTCAACGGCCCTAAAAGCACCTCATATCCTGAACCACTTTGAGTGGTTGTCCAGGTGATTGATGATGGTGTCATACCAGTATAGGTGCGCTTCAGGTAGTAGGTTGTGTTTGCATTAAAATCATACAGCTCCACATTCAGCCTAAGCTTCATAAATATATTTGCTGCGCTTATGCTATCCTCTACTATTACTTGAGCTACATGATAAAAGCTGAAAAATAATTGATTGTCAGGTGCAGATGCAACAAAACCTATATTAAAAGTGGGCTGTGCTATCTCATCAGATATGGCACCTATCAATGCTTTTGGCTCCTTGTTTACCGTTACAGCCACACTAGCTACCGCTGGCAAGAAGTTGAACATATTACCTCCAAGCCTTGCTTTTCCACTTGTTTGGTTTAATGTTTTACTAAGGCTCAAGCCAGCAGTCTCACCAATTTTTGTAAAGTCCTTTTGATAGGTATGCTCGGTGAATGTTCCGCTGATCCTCTCAAAGATTTGCTCCACTCTATACTGCCCCTGAGAATAGTAGAAGCGTAAGCCAAAGATTGAGCACATCTGCTCCAATACCTCATGCCAGGTGCGGCCAGTAAGTGTGCCACTCTCATCAATAGTGTCAAAGGCTCTAAAGTCTGCCCATGTCTCATCCAATGGATTGAGCGTTGATGAGTATGTCATCTCTTCAGCATACCAATTACAAACCACATTGAGCACTGGATCAGTAGTATCATAGATGCCCAATACACCAACCTTATCCAAAGCATTGATAAACTGATTGGTGAACTTTCGCCATGCTGAGGTGGTCACTACCACATCTTTAAGCTTTGCAAGTCCATCGGTAGCTCTAATGTTCAAAAGGTAGGGTTGTGATACATCCTCTATCTGAACCAAGTCTTGAATAATGTATCCGGCCCACATGAGTTCAGTAGTCACCTCATTGTTACCTCTATATATTTTGATGTAGTACCTATCTTGCTGATACTCTTTTAAAGTGTTGAGGAATGTGGTAGTAGCCGTATCATTTACATACATACCAAAAGATACGGATGAGCCAATGATAGGGCTGTAGATATTATCAGTGAGTCCTTTGTAGTCTAAGATAAAGCCGTTACCATCAACGGTGAACGCATCAGGAGAGGAGCCAGCGTAGTCCTCATCCCATATCTCTATCTTATAGTATTTGTTGGTGTCACTCTTAAATTCTGAGTATAGTTTTACTGCTGCCATGTTATCCGGTTATACCACTCAATCTTGTTCTATCCCTTCCAGCTCTCTCACTAGATATAAGTATGTCGCTGCCCGATAGTCTACCGAACACTTGAACTCCACCTCCTTGCATTGCACCTCCAAGGCCACCGCCAAGCCCAAAGCTCGGCACGCCCATCATTGGGCCTGAGAATAGCTTGAATGCCGTACCAATAGACTGCATATTTACTCCAGCCAATCCTAAAGGAAGTGCTGCAAGTATTACAGCAAGAACCAATGCCGCTGCAACCGTAGCAAGGAGTTGAGCAAGCATAACCTTCAAACCATTTACAAACACCTTAAAGAAGTCCTCGCCACTAATCATAGCCGCCTCAAAAGAAGATGTTAATGTATTCCCTATTGAGTTGCCAAGTTCCTCAAATGCTGTGAACGCATCAAAGCCAGCCTTAGACAATTGTCTAGTAGGCTCTACTAATAATTGTAGCTGTGGGCCACCCCTAGAAAAAGCTCCATCTAGATGAGTCTGTAGAAGAGCAATAGATTCAGCAAACCTATCAGCTTGAGTTCTAGTAGCCTCAAAACTTACCGCAAGGTTATCGGTTTCTTCACCAGCACTACCACTACCTTCCTCTAAGCCAAGAAGCTTCTTACTCAAACCATTGATGGTCATCTCAGCAAATATGAGCCTATCTCTAGCATCTTCAATGGATTTCTCCATTGTGATTACCTCAGCAGAAGCAGAATTAAAAGCGTGGCCTAAGTTTTCACCACTAGCTGCAAGCTGCTTTATCTCCTCGCTAGTCATTGCGAAAACGCCACCTTTCGCTTTCATTTTTGACTGCTTAACAGTCAATTCATTTAAGTCCTTTTGAGCTTGTACACCATCCTCAGTTGCCTTGTTAATCTGCTCCTGAAGGATTATTTGGTTTATCTTTTCTTTTGCTGTTTGATTGACTTCCCTGGCAACATCACGAATATCTTCCAAGGTTTGCTTCTCACTCAATAAGTTGGGAAGATAATCCTTGTATTCCGTATTTATTTTGTTGATGAGTATTCTGCGCTGATCTTCTTCAAGGTTGTTGTCTTGCAATGACTTCAACATTGCATTCAAATTGAACAATGCTTTTTCCTCAGTTTCAATACGCTTCTTGCCAGTCTCAGAGATAGACTTTCCAAACTTATCTTGCTCACGCCTTAACAAACCAATAGACCGGAACATCTCAGCGTATCCCTTAGTGAATTGCTCAAAGGTGTTTGCAATTGCATTGACAAACTCCAAACCGCCTTTAGTCACACCCATATAGATAGGCGCAAGCTTCTCGCCTACCTCAGTCTTGAGGTTTGTTACCGCAGCACGCTGTTGATCAAGTTTCATTGAAACTGTCTCAACTCTATCTCCAGCTTTGGCCATCTCAGCATCCATGATTGCTCCAACCGCAGCAGCCATTGATCCAAGTTCCTTGTTCTTTTTATTTAGCTCAATAGTAGAGATACCAAGGTTATCAAGAATCTTCACGGATTCTCTACCCAAACCAGTAACGAAAGAGTCAACCATATAGTCAACACTCTGCCCAGTCTCTTGTGCTCTACGCTGTGCGAACTCTAAACCCTTTGCAAGAACATCCATTGGAATACGGAAGTTCTTAGCTTGCACAGCCGTTTGCATGAGCTTTAGGTCATCAACAGTCCCAGCAGTAGCCTTCCTTAAATTATCAAGGAGCTGCGGATTATTCATGCGGTCAAAGGCTGCCTTAACACCCTCCGCTTGAGCTGCAAGATTTACGGATTCAGAAACAAACTGCCTGATAGCATCTACGGCAAATGTGGCACCAATCACGCCACCTAAAGCACCAAAACCACCGCTTAATCTCTTCAAGCTGTGGTCTATGTTTCCCATGGCACTGCGGAACTGCTTGAGATCCGCACCAATCTTAAAATCTATGTCTTGCTTACTCATTTACCAAACACCTTTTCTATTCCTTTCTGCACCTCCTCAAAGGTTGCTGCCTTATGCACTTTCTTCCTTCCATCCCAAGGGAACACAGCCAAATCTTTAGGGCTTATCTTCCGCTTTGTATGTGGTGCAACATTCACCGCTGCTTGCCACCTGGTAGTCTCCCAAAGCAACTCAGTATGGTACTGAAGGTGCTTGTGGAAGCCTTCTCTCTTGTTTTGGAATTGGCGTGGTGTCATATTATAAAACTCCTCCACACTCATTCCCATCTCACCCAAACCTATAGCTTCCAGTGTGTCCCATGTATAGGACTCAGAGGCTTGGGTGCTTACTTTTTTTCCTCGCTGTTTGGCTTTACAAAGGATGCAATAAACAGCTCCATACATTGAGTGATAACCGTATTGTCCTCATCCATCATATCAGCTACATCCTCAATGGTTAGGTCAAACTCTATCTTCTCCACTCGTGCCCCATCTTTCAAGCCAGCCCATACTAGGTTCATGGCGTGATCAAGGCTCATGCTTTGTGCTATCTTCTCAATGTCTTGCAGTTCAATACCACTCTCCTTGCAAAATATCCTCAGTGCGTTAAAGCCATACTTAACTGGGTATAGCTTCTCTCCTACTTTTATTTGTTGTGTGTTCATCGTTGTTTTTTAATAAGGGAGAGCATCAATGATGCCCTCCCAAATGATTATGATTGAGTATCTTGAGTCAAGGTTGAGGTACCTTGGAAGCTAAAGCTAAAAGTAGCGTTATCCTCCATACCAGCATCCGTTGAGAACTCAGTGAAGTACCCAGTACCGCTGTAGTATTTCTCATCCGTTGCTTCTGATCCAAACTCAATGTAGATAACCGTGCGGCTGCTCAAATGACCATAGATGTCATCCGGTGTAGCCTTGCCAGTATTGTTATATACTA